TAGGAACTACTGTAGACTTTGATGACTTTTATGGTGCTACTAATATTCCAACATGGACTACTACAATTACTAATGGTCAAGTTAATAGAAGTGGAGTAGGACCTAACTATGGTACTATTAATGATTTTAGGCATGGTTATATAAAACAAAATTTTGGAGATACTGCTGACGTAGGTAGCATAACTGATGATGCAGACCAATATTATTTTGACAATAATCCACTTAAATCAATAATGTGGCGAAATATTACAGGAGATAGTGCACAAGTAGGTTTTAAAGGTGTATTTGTAAGAGCTCAAAAAGCTAATGCTACTATATCTAATACAGATGCAGGTGCATTTAAAACAATGAAAGTAACTACTTCTACCAGTTCTGTTACTACATTAAATAGGTCAGATGCAACTTTTAGTTCTTCTAGTGGTGGTACTGATACTTCTTTACATCATAATACATGGAATTGGAGTGGTTCTTATACAAGCACAGCTACTTTAGGTGCTAGTGGTACAAATTCAACAATACTTTTTAGTCGTACTTAAATTAAAATATGAGTGAAATAAAATTAAAAGAAGAATCTATGGAAGATACCTTAAAAAATAAAGTATCGGGAGCTAGATTAGATTTTGATGAAAATAATAATCCTTTTTATAGATTAACTATGTATTTAAAAGAACCACATACTGATATTGAATATTATATGGAGTTAAATAAAAACGACAGTAAAGAACTTATAATACAAAAAGAGGATGGAAATTATGTAGAAGAAGAAAATGTTAAATATTTATACCAGATGTGGAAAGTTGATTTAAATTCAACAAGATTACTTAAAGTATGGAAAGAAGGAGAAAAGGGAATAGATATTCCTGAAGAATGGTGGGATGAGGGTGTAACATCAGTTCCTTTTGATACTGCCATGTGGGATGAAGTTTTTGTTGATAAAGAAAAAGTAAAGATAGATTATAATATAACTGTTGTTGGAAATGAAGCTGATAGAGTAACTGAATTAGTAACAAAGATTAAAGAAAAATTTCCAAATGAAAAAGATTTTTATGTAAATGACCATACTATTATTGGTGAATATTTAGATAATCATACAATAAGACCGCCATATAAATCACATAATACAGTTACTCTTTACTATATGTATTATGATAAAACTGAGTATAAAAAATTATTAGAAGAATATAAAGTTCCACATCGAGATTTGTATTCATATAAATTTTGGTATGGTCATAAATATGATATTGATTCAAGTAAAAGATTATTAAAAGTAGTAATACAAGATTCAGATGCAGCAAGTAATTATCAAAAACATCCAGATTCTTTTATTCCTAGACCACAGCTACCAGTTTGTATGGATGCATATTTTGCAAAAATATATTCGGAAGATGGTACAGAAGCAGATGAATATGATGTCTTTTTTTCAACAACATCTGATATAATGCAAGAATATTGTGAAAAAAATAATCTTAAATTTCCTCTGCCAGATAATAGAATACATGACCATGTTTGGGTTTTCGGTCTTGTTTATGATAAAAATACTTTAGAAATAAAACAAACTAAAGCATACGTTAAAGTAGTTCAAAATCCTGAAAACTGGTTTGCTTTTGCTTCAAGTAGATAATGAATTTAGAAAAAGAAATAAAAAAAATTAATAAAAAATTCTATATAAAAATAGAAGAAGAAAAAAAATTTAGAAAAAACTTTAACATAAAATTTTATAATTAATATGGAACTATCATCATACTTAATCTGGAATGCTTTTATAACATTAGTTTTAGCTCCAATACTTTATAACATTCGACAAAATGCTCAAGAAAATAAACGTATTGATATTTTGTTAAATAAAACTAGAGAAGAGATTGCTAGAGACTATGTTACTAAAAATGAGTCCAGAGCAGTTATGAAAGACTTAGTAGATAGGTTAGATAAATTAGATGAAAAGCTTGACAAACTCTTTGAATTAAGGTAAAATAGTAAATGAAAAAGAAATACAAAAGAGCAGGAACTACTTCAGAACGTCAAGACTATCGCAAAGGTGGTCTTGTTGGTGATAGTAAAAGAGTAAAAGTTTATGGTGGTGGAGGAGGTTATGGTCCTTCTTTTAGTTCACAATATTCCGCAGCTTTAGCAGGAAATATACCAGACTTCTCTGGGGTGGATTTTAGTGGACTATCAATACCTACAAATGCACCTGCACCTAAACCTGAACAGCCTCCTGCCCCTTCAATATTTGAACCAGCACAAGCTACACAAGGACAAGAATTAGTAACTCCTCAAACACAAAGTAATAATACAACAATTGTACAAGGACAAAGTAGTATAGGTGTTGAAGATGTTGGAACAATTGCAGGAGAACCTAAAGTAAATATACTTGGACAACCAATAGGAGGAACTACCATGTCAGAAGGAACTTTAAAACCAGAAGATGTAGATAGAAAAAGAAAAGATTTAGAATTACAGGCAGCAGGTCGTGGTATTCAAACTACTCCTATGCAAGTTAAAACTTTAACAGGTCAAGTAACAGGAGGAGAGTTAGAGCCGGGAACTGGAGATTTAGGTGGAGTACAAACTATAACTGGTACAACTGGACAAGTACAAGCCCCAGAACAAGTTACTACTGCTGCACCTACTCAAGCTGCTCAACCACAACAAGTAGCTCCTGCACAAATAGGTGCGGTTGAAACTGTAACTACTCAACCTACTCAAGCTGCGGTAGGAACTGTTAGTGATAAATCAGTAGCAGAAAAAGTAGATGTTAGTACTGTACCTACTATTACTGGTGTTAATGTAGATATTAAAGAAGGAGCATTAACTGATAGAGTAGTTGCTCAAATGTCTCCTGAAGCAGTTGCTCAAGCTGCTCAAGTAAATGGTTTAGATGTTAGAAGAGTCACTAGAGCAAAAGAAGAATTAAGAAATGCTGGTATAGATGAAATAACTATTGCAGAACTTGGTAATGACCCTGCAGCTCTAGAAAACAGATTAATGAATCTGACAGATAAAGATAGAGGTTTAGTTGCTGGACTACCTGAAGAAGCTTTAGTTAGTACACAAATGAATACTCTTTTAGCAGGTATTGAACAAGGAACTGTACCAACATGGGCAAGACCTGCAATGGCACAAGTAGATGCTATTCTTGCTCAAAGAGGTTTAGAAGCTTCTACAGTTGGTAGAGATGCATTATTAAATACAATTATTCAAAGTGCTTTACCAATAGCACAAAGTAATGCTCAAGCTATACAAACATCATTAGCTCAAGAAAGAGCTACAGAAGCTCAAGTAGCAATTAAAGATGCTGAGTTTAGACAGCAAACTGCTCTTACAAATGCTAACAATGTTTTTAAATTAGACTTAGCACAGTTTAGTGCTGACCAACAAACTGCTTTAGCTAATAGTAAATTTTTACAAACTGTAAGTTTAGTTGAATCTAATAATGACCAACAAGCTGTTATTCAAAATGCTGCATTATTATCTCAAGCTAATTTAGCTCAAGCTACTGTTGACCAACAAAGACAGATAAATAATGCTAAAGCATTTTTACAAATGGATATGGCTAATTTAAATGCTGAACAACAAACTAATGTACTTAATGCTCAACAAATACAACAAGCTGCACTAAGTAATGCTGCTGCTCAAAATGCTGCTAAACAATTTAATGCTACTAGCGAAAATCAAGTTAATCAGTTTATGGCTACTCTTGCAGCAGATACTGAAAAATTTAATACTACACAGATGAATGCTATTCAACAGTTTAATGCTACACAAGCAAACGCTGCTGCAGCTAGAGATTCACAAAGAAGTTTTGATTTAGAAAAATTTAATACTGGTATAAGAAATCAAATAGAACAATTTAATACTGCATTAGAAAATAATAGAAGAGAGTTTAATGCTAAAAACAGTTTAGCTATTGCTCAGTCTAATGCTCAATGGCGAAGACAAATAGCAACTGCAGATACTGCTGCTATTAATGCTGCTGCTGAACAAGCAGTTAAACAAAATTTTTCATTAACTTCACAAGCTCAACAAGCTTTGTGGCAAGACTTGAGAGACCAAGCACATAATATATTTACAGGTGCTAGAAAAGATAAGGACATAGTAGCTCAAATAGTTGCAGATTTTGCAGCTAATCAATTTGCAAATGATGCAGCTATGAACGGTATGTTAAAAGTAGTTAAAAGTACAATAACAAGTCTAACAGACTATTCAATATCCTAGGAGGTGCGACTTCTTTAAGAAAATATTTAAAGGTGTAGGAAAAGCAGTTAAGGGTGTTGTCAAAGGTGTTGGCAAAATCGTTAAAGGTGTTGGTAAAGCAGTTAAAGGTGTTGCCAAAGGTGTCGGTAAACTTGTTAAAAAGGCATGGAAGAATAAATATATTCGGGCAGCACTACTAATCGCTGCAGTTGCTACGGGAGTAGGGGCTATTGCTGTAGCTGGAGCTACTGGAGCAGGGGCTGGTGGTATATTAGCTGCTACAGGTCTTAAAGGTGCATCGGCATTTGGTGCTTTAATGAAAGCTGGATTTGTAGGGTTTTCTGGAACTCTGGGAACTACTGCAGGATTATTAGGAGCTGGAGGAAAATTTGCTTTAGGCTCTAGTATTTTAGCTGGTGGTTCTGCTATTACTCCAGTTGCACCTACAACAGCAGCAGCAGGTGCTTTTGGTACTACTGTTGCTTCTACTGCTCCTGTTTCATTAACTTCTACAGGAACTGCAGGAGGAGCTCTTAGTACTGCTGCTACACCTATTTCTGGATTAACTACAACAGCTTCTACAGGAGCTTTTAGTACTGCTGCTCCTATTACTAGCAGTTTAAGTTCTGTTGCCCCAACTACTTTTAGTTCAACTTTGGGGGCAGGAGCAACAACTGGTGGAGGAACATTTATTGGAGGATTAGGAGCAACACCTACAGGACCAATGAGTCTTGCACCTACAACAGCAGCAGGAACTTTTACCACTTCTGCACCTATAACAACAAGTAGTAGTGTAAGTGTAACAGGAACAGCAACTTCTACTTCACCAGTACTTAGAGGTACAACTCCTAAAAAATTTGGATTTTTAAACGATTTAAAAGAAGGCTTAAAAGGTGGTGTTATAGATGGTGCAAAAAGTCTTGTATCAAATGGTCTTTATAATTTAGTCATGCATGGTGATATTAAAGGAGAAAAATTTGAACAAGACCTTACAGCTACTGGTAGCGGACAAGCTAGTAGTTACCTAGGTAGTTATGCTTTACCGAGTGATATAGATTTTCAAGCTTCTGGTATAGGTGGTGATACTATTGGCAATACTTATGTCAGTATGTTACAAAATTTAAATTATGGTACGGGTTCTCTTGATTATGCAAGACATACCAATATGGCTCTTATGAGAGGAATCCAAATACCTCAAATACAATATGCTTAGTTATGTTAAAAAAAGATAAAAAGTTAAGAAAAGTTGTTAATCCTACAGTAAGTGGTGCAGCTTTAGAAATAATAAATGAGTTAGATAAAAATGATGTAGCTCTTGAAGAATTTACTGGTGGTGATTTTTTTGAAAGACCAGATAATCGTGGTGAAGAAAGATTACCTTTAGCAGATGTAAAAAACTCAGAAAACATGGCAGAAAATTTAGAGTTTATAACATCTCATTTATCTGAAAGACAAGATGTTCCCGGAGCTTCTTTAACAAATGACCCAGAAAAACCTTACCCTTGGGAGCAACCACCACAGTTTGCAAATCCTAGAGAAGCACAAGACTATATGTACACTTTACTTTCTACTCCAGAAGTAGCAGGAGATGTAGTTACAGCATTAGGTCAAGGTATATCTGTAATGGACTTGACAAGTTTATTTATATTTACTGGTTTTATTAGTGGTAAATTTACTCCAGACGTAGGTTTATTAATTGGTGAATCAACAGCATATTTTATTATGGCTCTTGGAGAAATGGCTAACATTGAATATCACATTGAAGATGATGATACAGATATAGATGAGTTTATCGAAAAAGATGTAAATGATAAAATCATGGAATTAAATAACATGGAAAGAATAAGACAGTTATCAAATCAAAATAAAGTTCAAAAAAGTGATATACCAAAAGAAATTTTGACAGAAGCAGAACAAAGAGTTGATACAAGTTTATTAGCTCCAACAGAAACAGAAGATAATAATTTATTAGATAGGACAGAGTAATGGCAAGAGAAATAGATTTAAGTGGAATAGCAGCAGGAGTACAACAAGCTAATCAAGGTAGAAGAGATTTTGTTAAAGATGCTTTTGACGATGCAAGAGATGACAGGTTTAAATCAAAATTTGTAGAACCTTTTATTCGAGAAACTGTTTTAGATGGTCCAGAAAGAAGACGAAAAGAACGTCTTGAACTTCAACTACGTGGTCCTGAACTTATAAATAGTATTAATAAATCTAAAGCTGGATTAATTAATAGTCGTAGTGAAGCTTTAAGAAGTACATTTGATAGAATTGAAAATTTTGCAGATGGTCCTGAAGCTGGAGCAAAAGTAATAGCAAGAGAGTTAATGGCTAAGTCAGACATAGGTAAACAATTTTTAGGAAGTGGTATATTTAGCCTTAATCACCCTCAATTTAAATTTATTCCACAATCTCTTAAAAAAGAAATGATTCAACTGTATGAAGAAAGAATTAATAAACAAGCTGAATTTATTTTAAAAACTCATAATGAAATAAAAGACTCTGGAATTTTAAAAAACTATGATGTAAGCAATGCTTATTTAATGAGTCAAGATAATTATGACAAAGTAACTGCTGCAATTAATTTAGACGTAGGATTATCTGACCCATTTAGACGAGGAGTTAATGCTATATTTGGTGATGACGAAGCTGCTGATGTTGCAATGCTTTATAAACAAGCTAATGTACTTCAAGATAAAATAAATAGATTTTATAATGAGTCTGAAAAGTTTGTTAACTTAAGTAAAACTGTTGTTAAAATGGATGATAACTTAGAAACTTATTTGGATGCTGTTAATAATCTTGATAAAACTAAATATGAAAATTTTACTAAAAATTCTAAGAACGCAATTAATCAAATTGGTACAGATAAAGAAAGCGAACTTTATAAAAATGTTTTTACTACCGATGCAGGTGTTTTAGCTCAATGGAATGAGGGTGATTTAATTGATAAAGAAAAAGGACTTTATACTGCTAATCCAAAAAGATTAGAAGGTAGTAGAACTGTTTTAAATCCTTTTGGTGTGGAAGTAGAGGACTGGATTCCATTTAATGATATTTATGCAGTAGCTGAAGAAAAAATTACTTATCGTCAAAGAGCTGTTATTGATGGTAAATTAGTTGAAAGAGATGTTCCAATGCAAGAAAAAGACTTTAGAGCATTTTTAGGTAGAATGGTAACTAATCTTGCTACTGGTTTAAAATTTGAATCTGAAAGAAATGGTAATCCTACAGCTAAAGACGATACAGGTTATTTAGCTGCTGCTTATAGACTTTTAGCTCAAAATGGTTATATAAGAATGAAAGATGCTAATAATATTGAAAAGGGTTTAATTCTTGTAAACCCTTTAAGTAGTAGCAATGTTATTTCTGGAAGTGGAGCACTTTCTGTAGAGGAAAGAGAACTATTAGGCATTGATAATTTATACAATATGGGTGTGAATAGAACAATAAAAGATGCTGAAGAAACTGGTGGAGGCGATGATGAAAAATTTGTTCAAACTATTACAGCTAATGCAGAAAATGATATAGAAGAAGAATTAGACGAAACTGAAGATGTCGATGATAGAGAAAGACTTTTTCTAGCTTTAGATGATGTTAATGATTCAAAGCTTAGTAATAATGCCAAGCGTAGATTAATTGTAAAACAACTAATTGCTCCTACTAAAAGTAATCAAGGAGTATCTTATGTATACGATTCAGCATCAGGTTTAACATACACTGCTGGAGAATTGACTAAAGCAGATGCAGAATCTATTTACAAAAGACTTCTTTTAGTTAATGAAGTAGACTCAGACCCTGAAATAAGAGGTTTAATAGATGCAGTATTTACTGATGATGTAGATGGTCAAATGACTGATATACTAGATATGAGAAGAAATCTTAGAAGACCAAATTTGCTTAAACCTACTCTGACTGCTTTATCAAACTTTAATGATAGACAACAACGAGCTTTTGATTTAAAACAATTAGAAGACTATGCTAATGGTAATAGTTTTATAAGTTCTAACAGACTAAAAACATTATTTAAAAAATATGATTTAGAAGCAAACGCTAGTCAAGAAAAAGTTAAAGAATTTTTAAGAAACATATAATATGTCTTTATTTGATATTAAAACTCCTAATTTAGAGGAGAATAAACCTGTTGAAAAACAGCCGATAACTTTACAAGATGAACCAATTAATCATCGTGGTGAGGGTAATTTTTTATTAAAAGATGCTCAGAGTAAAAATTTATTTACTATTGACGATTCTAAAATTAAAACTACATCTTTTAATCAACAACCTTCTCAATTAGATTATAGAACTCTAAAACCTGATTATGGTGTTACAGACTTTGAAAATAATAAAGAAGTTATTAGAGATGCCGAAAAAGTTTTAGGATATTTTGGCAGTAATGATGAGATTGTTGAGTGGTTAAGAGATGCTGAAATAAGCACTACGAGTTTAGTTGCTAGAGCATTTAAAGCAAAGAATGCACCAGATGATGTAAAACTAGCTTATGCTAGACTACAAAATAATTTTCGCAAAGCTAATTTAAAAAATCCTACTGAGTGGATTGGCTTACTTAAAAATGGTTTTGTAGATGTAATGGCAGACCCATTAACTATTATTTCTTTATTAGCTGCTCCTTTTACAGCAGGAGCTTCTTTTGCTGCTAAAACTGCATTAAATCAAGCTATTAAACAAGGTCTTAAAAGATACAGTCTTTCAGAAGCTACGAAGTTAGGTACAAGACCAGCAATATTAACTGGAATAGAAGGTGCTGCTTGGTCAGGCTTACATAACTATTACAATCAAGACTTAGATATTAATTTAGGACTAAGAAATAATCTTGATTTAAATGAGTTATTAACAGTTACTACTACAGGGGGAGTGCTTGGTGGTGCATTAGGTTTTACATCTGGAGCATTAGATGGTCGTAAATATTTTAAAAAATCATACATCTTACATAATGCTGATGAGCAAATTAAAGTTGCCGACTCTAAAACTAGAAAGCAAGTAGTAGAAACAGAACAAGCTTACGATGCAGTTTTGCCTACCTTTAACAGTCCTAAAGTATTAATAGAAAGAGCTATCGGAGGATTTTTTGGTAAAGCTACTACTCCGTTATTGACTATTGCTAAGTCTTCTAAAACTTTAGATTACTTTTTAAGACAGCTCCGTTATGATTATGGTCGTACAACTTTTGGTTCTAACTTTAAAGAAGAAACAGGTGAAGAAGCTTTATCTTTATTTGAAGGTATAGCTCGAGGTTTTGGTAAAAGGCATTATCCGTTAGAACAAATATTTAATAAATTAGGCAGAACTTCTAGATACGAAAACTTTTTTCAAGCAAGAATTACTGGAGAAGACAATGCAGCTCTACTTAAATTATTACAGACTAGAGGAACAGCTAAACAATTTGAGTACAATAAAGAAGTTTTAGATATTTCTGATGAAGTAAGAGAAGCCTACAAAGGTATAAAAAAATTATTAGATGATACTTTTGATGAAGGTGTTGATGTAGGTATTTTTAGAAAACAAAACAGAGTTCAAAATTATTTTCCAAGAATATTTTCTTTTGGTTTATTACAAGCAAATAAATCACAATTTAAAGCTTTATTAAAAAAACATGGTTATGCTACACCTGTAAATACAAAAACAAAAAAATATCAAAAATATTATAATAAATTAGAATTAGATAAACCAGAAGGTGAAAGAACTATTGAGTTAGGTATTCCTGCTGATGCCAGAACTATTGACCAAGAAGCTTTTGGACTACAACAAAAATATGGTGTTGATAGTTTTGAAGACTTGGCTATACAAAGAGGAGCTAAAGAATCTGAAGTAGCTGAAAAAGCTATTGATTTAAAAGCAAATGAAATAGTTGAAAATATGTTAGCAATGCGACATACTCCATTTGAATTTAGACCTACTGGAAGTGTCGGTGCTGGAAAAGGCTACATGCAACATCGAGTGTTTACTAAGATACCTGATGACGAATTAGTAAACTTTTTAGAAACAGATGTTACTGATGTTTTAACAGATTATTTTACTAGCACAACTCAGACCATAGAAAGAACTAAAAGATTTGGTTTAACTCTTGGTGACTTTGATGAAAAAATTATTCAAAAAATAGAACAAGAACTAAGTGATAATTTACCTGCAAATTTAAGTACAGAACAAAGAATAAAATATGGTGAAGATATTCAAACTATTTTGCAGAGAGTTAGAGATTTGCATGGTAAGAGTACAGGATTAGATGTTGATAGACCTGTTACTTTAGGTGGGGGTAGACTACAAACTATTTCTGAATGGGGTAGATTAACTCAACAAGTAGCTCACTTACCTTTAGCAGTTATTTCAAGTATAACAGAACCTATCATTATGTTATCGAGAGTAGGGGTCACAGATGCTCCTGCAGCCGTAGTAGAAATAGGAAAGTCTATTGTTAAAGGTATACAAAAAACTGTAGACAGAACTATACAAGGAGCAAAATCGGTTGCTACTGGTAAAAAAGTTACTTTTAAAGACTTGGATGACGATTATTGGAAAGAGCTTTATGATGTTGGTTTAGCTTTAGAATCTGCAACACTTGATGGTTTTGATAGACTTGCAAGTGGTGATGCCTTAACTGGTAGAAGAGCTAAGGGTTTACAGAATATGTTCTTTAAAATGAACTTTCTTACACAATGGACACAATCAGTTCAAGCAGCTTCTTTTGTAACAGGGCAAAAAATTATCAGACGAAATGCTCAAAAGCTTTATGAAGATTCTATTGGGGCAATAACTTTATCTACTGGTAATTTTAGAAACGCTGGAGTAAATCAAAAAGATTATTTAATAGGACAATTAAATGAATTAGGTATTGACGAACAAGATGCAATTAATTGGTATCGTCAATCTTTAAATGAAAATAAAGAATTTGATGTAAATTTATCTCAACAATTAGATTTTTATTCTGAGAAATATTTACCCGGAGCAGGAAGATTTGTTAACGAGGTTATTCTTAACCCTTCTGTTGCAGCAGCAAATAAACCATTAATGTTTAGTAGCCCCGCAGGGAAATTACTATTTCAATTTGCTGGTTATCCGACTGCATTTAATAACATTGTAATGAAAAGGTTTGTAAATGAAAGTTTTAAATACCCGATGTCTGCTTCTCCTAAAGTACTAGGGGCTACTTTAGCTATGACTTCAGTAGCCGTATTAGGTAATTATTTAAGAAGTGAAGGTACTTCTTTTGTGGACTATCAAACTGGTAGACCAAAAACAGAGGGTGAAATAATAGCAGATGCTTGGGCAAGATGGGGAGGCTTTGCTTTCTTTGATTATGCTAGAAGAATAAATCAAAATTATAAATATGGTTCAGGAACTATTGGTTCACTAGCTAAAGGAGTAACTGGTCCTTTACCTGCAGATGTAGTTGACATGATTTTATATAGAAAAGGTATTTTTTCTATAGGAGCTTCTAACACACCTTTCTATGGAGCTATGGGTTTATTTGATAAAGATGCTCAAAAAGCTTGGCGAACAGCAGGAAGAGAACTAGATAAAAAAGTAGAAGGATTTATTTTTGGAGAAAAAAAATCTTCATCTAATAGCAGAAGGACCTATAGAACTGGAGGACCTGCTGTTAATGTTCCTAATGCTCCTGATAGACCAGAAGAAAGAGTAAATAAAAATACTGGTGTACCTTATGATTTAGAAGCTGGACCAACTGCACAGCCTGAAAAGAACAGAGCAGGTTTGAGTGAAGAAGGAAAGTTATTAGCAACAATGCAACGCAGACAAAGAAAAAATCAAGGACTAGAAGTAGAAGGCTATGACTCTTATTTACAAAGTATGAGAAGTTGGGAAAGTGACCACGGTAATACTCCTATAAGAACACATGATGCTAGAGAAAAAAATTTAAAAGAAAGTGAAAGAAGTTTTGATATTGCTTATGGACATAAAATTACTAAAGATGAATTAAGAACTGGAAAAATATATGGTATAGATTTTATTAATTTAAAAACAGGAAAATATATACCTCTTACAGAAGAGCAAAAAATATTTATTCAGAAACAAGATATAAATACAAATGTAAAAAATGCTTTAAATAGTGGCTGGAGGGAAAAATTAAAACAAAGAAATTTAACATTTGAAAATTTACCATCACAATATAAGTTTGCTTTAGCTGATTTAGCTTACAATGTTGGAGGAACTAAGGCAGGACAAGAATGGACTGCTATATTTGATGATATAAAAAATAATAATACTGCTTCTTTTGTTAAAAATTTAAGAAGACAAGACGGTGGTAAAAATACTGCAGGTATGGATAACAGAGCTGCAAAAGCTGCTTTTAAAGCAGGTCTTATAAATAATAGAAGAGAAGCTATAGAATATGGTTTATCTTTAACTAACACTAATGAAATACCTGAATGATACTATACAGAGAAAAAGATTTAGATGAAGCTTACAAGGTAGATTGTAAAGCTCGTACTCGTAATAACATGCCTTGGATAAAGCGAGAAGATTTTAGAAAGATATACGAAGACTTAATGGATTTATATATGATACAACTAAGCCCTAAACAGCTTTTAGAAGTTGAAGAGATTCCTGAAGTATTACTAGACTCATTAAAAGGAATACTAAACAAAAGCTTACACTTTGAACCAGAGGAAAAATAATGGGCTTTCCTTTTGAAATAATTACCATGCTTGGTTCTACTGTACTTAGTGGAGTCATGAGTATCTGGGCAGAAAGTAGAAAGGCAAAAGCAGAAGAACAAAAGCTACTTATCTCTAGAGGTGAGTTTGAAATGAAAGCCATAGCTGCTGCTCGTAATGTAGAGAATGTAGGCTTTCAATGGACTAGAAGAATTATCGCACTAACTGCTATCTTTGCAATCGTAGTACTGCCAAAATTAGTTGCAGTCTTTGCTCCAGATATTTCAGTCACAGTTGGTTATACGCAATTCAAACCCGGATTTTTATTCTTTACACAAGATGTAGAGATATTTAAATGGATAACATTTGAGGGCTTAGTAATAACTCAATTAGATACAAACTTAGTATCGGCTATTATTGGTATGTATTTCGGTGGTAGCTTAGTAAAGCGATGAAAGGATTAGACTATATAGGCATAATAGAAACAGTAGGAATACCCATGGTAGGTGCTATTGGCATGGGGTATTTAGTATGGCTAGTAGTAAAGTTTTTGATGGCAGACATTCATAAAAAATTAGATGTCCAACATCAAATGATTGTTGCCTTGATAGATAGAATCAGGCAAATGGATAATGATATGATTCGGATTGATGCCATGTGTAGAGCTGCAATGGGTCTAGACCCTGATGTCAGCCGAATAGCCAGAGCAGACGGTCAAAAAGACCAACGCAAAGACTAACTCATAAAAACTTTATCAGGTGCTGAATGGCTTGTCTATTCGGTAGAATTAACTATTTTTCACAGGAGGTAAAAGAGTGAGGACAGACGAAACTGTATGCGTATTATGCATAATGTTTTGGGTTGCTTGTGGTATGTTTTATGCTACTGTAACTTTTTAATCCGTATTTTGAACACGGGCATTTAAACAAGATTCAATATAACTATGTATTTCATCAAGTTTAACTGTAGCTTCTCTTATGATAACCCGAAGATTTTCATAGTCTTGTCGGGATAGATATTTTTTAAGTTTCGCTATATCAACTTTAGTTCTTTCAGTGACAAGGTTTCCGCTTTTGTCATACAGTAATCTATAAGCTAAAAGTTGTGCTTCATTTCGTTTCGTTTTCATTGTTAAATCCTGCAAAGGTTAATTTTCCGTAATCACCTCTGAGTCCAGCTTTCTGATATGAAGTAGCTCTACCTTCAAAAAAGTTTTGATGTTCAACTCCCAACACATCGTCTAACCATGTCAGAGGATTATCTTTCTGATTAAAGTTAGGTTTAAGTCCTAACTGTAATAATCTTCTATCGGCAATGTATTTGTTATACGCATACATTTCCTCTTTGGTTAGCCCTTCTATATCTCCCATCTCAAATACTAAGTCAAGAAACTTTTCTTCAAGTTTTACCATCTCTCTACATATCTGATAGATTTCTTTTTTAAAGTCATCTGTCCAGATGTCTAGATTTTCTTTGATAAATTCTCTAAATAATTTAGTCATGGCTTCTACATGTAAACTTTCATCTTTAATAGAGTATGCCACAATCTGACACATACCTTTCATCTTACCAAATCTTTGAAAGTTCATAAGTATAGCGAAGCTACTGAATAGCTGTAAGCCTTCCGTAAAGGCTGAATAAACGGCTAAAGCTTTGGCGATAGTCCTTTTATCAGACTTAATAGCTTTGAGGTCTGTAATGTACGCATGTTTGTCAGACATTTCTTCGTATTCAGCAAAAGCTTTGTACTCTATCTCAGGCATTCCAACAGTATCTAGTAGTAAACTGTAGGCATGTTGATGAATTGCTTCCATGTTACCAAAGGACAGCATCATCATTCTAGCTTCTGGAAGTTTGAAAAGTTGCATATACTTTTCTACATAACCCGAAGCAACATCTACATCTGACTGAGTAAACAATCTGAATATCTGAACTAAAAGATTCTTTTCTGAATCAGTTAATCTTTCATTCCAATCTTTTACATCAGTATGTAGTGGCACTGACATAGGATGCCAATGCATTCTGTTTTGTAAATCGTAATACTCAAACATCCAACTGTAGTCGAATGGTTTGTAGTAATCTCTAGTTTTTAATAAGCTCATTTATCCCTCACAAGCAATACATTCCACATCATCTAACTTTATTCGTGGAACTTTTATATTAACATTCTCTGCAGCTTTAGCAGCATCAGACCTAAAATAATAAAGTGATTTTAATTTATTCGCACCATACCAATGAACATCACTAACATACTGTAAGTATTCATTATGTTGTTCTTGGTCCTGAGTTGAGTCAGGTAAGATAAAAAATAAATTAACACTTTGACTTTGACATATAAACTCTTGTCGTTTATACGCATGTTCAACAACCCAGATTTGATTTATCTCATCTGCGGTTTTAAATACTTCTTTTTCTTCTTTTGTAAATAACTTTAAGTTTTGTATTGACCCACGATTGTCACTAATATCTTGCCAAACTTTCTTACGCTTTTTAGGGTCAGTTATTTTTTTGTTGATGAGTTTTTCGAGGTTTTTGTTTCTAACTTTATAGCTTCCAGATAGCGTTTTGTGAGTGAATACGTTAGCCCTGATGGGTTCGATGGATGGAGAAGTTCCCCCACAAATAATACTGGAACTAGCATTAGGTGCAACAGCAAGGAGATGGCAATTCCTAAGACCAGAATTAGAAATATCAGGAGCTTCCCCCCGTAGTACAGCAAGTCTTCGAGATGCATTGACAGCAGCTCCCTTGATGAACTTAAATAATTTATAGTTGATTCCAGTCGAGAAGATTCCCTCAAAGGGAATGTTTTGATTCTGTAAATAAGAATGAAAACCCATTGCTCCAAGACCAATAGACCTTTCACGATAGGCTGAATAAGCAGCTTTTGTAAAACCTTCTTTGCCTTCTTTAATATGTTTTTTAAATCTCTCATAGTTTGCATTATAACCTCCAAGTGAATTTAAATCGACTGCATTTTCAATAAAGTGTTCTAGTACATTGTCAAGCATAGTGACTAAATCATCAATAAATTTTTCTTCCTTAGACCATTCATCAAAGTGTTCAAGGTTAACACTTGACAAACAACAGACTGCAGTTCTTTCTTCATTAGTAGGTAAAGTTATTTCTGAACATAAGTTGCTTTGTTTTACCTCTAAACCTAAATCTTTTTGTCCTTGTGGTAGAGCATCATTACAATTATCTATATTAACAATATAAGGCTCTCCAGTTTCTGCTCTAGCATCTAATAGTTTAGACCAGAGTTCTCTAGCTTTTATAATCTTAACAGCTTCATTTGTTTTCGGGTCAATCAATCGCCAATCGTCATCTTCTTCTACAGCTTTTAAAAACGCATTAGTTATATTAACTCCATTATGTAAGTTCAAACATTTTCTATTTACATCACCACCAGATTCTTTTCTCATAACCATAAACTCTTCAATCTCTGGATGTGATATATCCATGTAAGCAGCATAGCTACCTCGTCTAGTCACTCCTTGATTAAAAGCTAACATCTGAGAGTCTACTACTTTCATAAAAGGTATTGAGCCAGTAGACTTACTACCATTACTTGTAGGTATACCATCACTTCTAACATCGCCCCAATAACCACCAATACCGCCACCAGAACTAGCTAACCAAATGTTTTCATCATAGTGGCTAGATAAACCTTCACGATTATCAGGAACATAATTAAGAAAACAACTGATAGGTAAACCTCTAGTTGTACCACCATTAGAAAGAATAGGGGTGGAAAACATAAACCAAAGATTAGAAACATAATTATAAATTCTTTGAGCCATGTCAAAGTCGGTTTCTTCTTTAAATGTAGAAACAAATACTGAAGCTCTAGCAAAAGCTTCTTGTGGCGAGGTTTCATTTTGCCATAAGTATCTATCTTGAAGAGTATCTAAACTAAACTTGTCTAGTTTTTTATCTCTGTCATAGTTTATAATTATTCCTAAATAAGGATGTTCACCCTTTTTTTCCATTCTTTTCCTCCAATCTTAAAATGTAAATTGCTATCATTGTATAGTGTATAATCTTTAGTAAGTCATCAATATTCTTACCATCTTTCTTACCAAACCTCATGGCATATTTCATAATGTTGCCCATAGCAAACCCTTCGCCATAACCAGCATCAAGTATCATGTCAGTAGCTTGATATTTTCCATGTGAATAGTGCTTATCATAAGTACCATCAACATAATGTTCTATCATTTTTAAAATAACTTTTTCATCAAATTTATAATTCATTGTCTTTCCATTCATCAGGTAAATTGCCTTCATAAAACCAACGGAAGTCATTAGACTCTGCCCATTCAGCATGAGTTCTTTTACTGCCGTCTCTTCTTTTCTTAGCTTGAGGCATAGGAGCATAAGGTTTCTGAAAAAAGAAAACCAGTTCAACATTATCAGGTAAAGCATCACGAATGTGAATGTATTTACTGTACTCTGCGTAATCCCAAAATCTGCCCTTAGCTTCAATTAAGATAACCTTTTCGTCATCAAACACTCTGACAAAATCAGGTTCGTATTTCTTAGGAATATTATAACTAACTGTATCGTAGTGATGCAGCCACTTGTTAAATAATCTTTGATGTATTTCGTATTCCCAATGACTATCGTAGCCTCTAGGAACACCTGCTTCTTTCTTAGGTCTTGGTTTTCTTGGTTTTCTTCTTGCCATTTTTCTTCACAGTAGAGTCATAGTTCTTAGCAAGTTTCCAATACTCTAAAATATTATTAAACATTCCTAAGTGTTTAGTGTGCGATTCTTTATCCCAAACATGATACAAAATAATTTCAGTATCTTTTCTGTCTACAAAAATAGATACTCGTTCTGCTTTCTTAAAGCCACAACCTTGAGCATAAGCTGAAAGTTGCATACCATGTTCATCGTAAACTAATTTAGCAGGGTCTTTGCCTTCTAAATTATCTTTAGTTTTAAAGTCAATAAATATTCCTGATTTAGAATACAAATCAACTTTACCACCATAGCCTTGTGTAGCACAAAAAGAATCTTCTGCTACCCAATCTTCATTAGGAAAAGTTTCATCTAACCATTCTTTAATAATTTTATATGGCTTAGTTTTTTCTTTACCTAAAAAACCTCTTTCAATCATGCCATGTATTTTAGTACCTTGTTCAGCAGCTTCAATACTAATCTTTTTAGAGTCGTGTTTACACCTAGCGGAAAACTCATCAAGTGATTCGTTCTCATATCTTTCTAAAGATAGTGCTGAGTTTAGAGCCTGATTTATTTTCCAGTTCTCTAAAGAGGGTTTAGCTATCATACCAATAATTGTTGTGACAGAAGGTACTAAACCTAATGTTTTAGCATCTCTTAATGTGGTATTTCTTTCTCTACCATTAGCACCAATGATAGTGTACATCGGCTCTCCTTCTTGAGTGTACCAATGACCTGATTCAGACGTGAACTTATTATAGTTGTCTGGTTTAATTAAGTCAAACTCTTCTTCGTTTTTATTACTTTTTGGTATCATCATCTAACTCCTTAAATGCTTTTATTACATCTGTTGAAAATAATTTAGGTAGATTAACTAAGAACATTCTACTAGCATTGTGGTCGCCACCACTTACAGTTTTAAAAGTATCTAATTTATCTACAATCTTTTTGAGTACATCAGTTTTAAAAACTAAAGTACAGTATTCT